GGCGTCTGAAATTTTTAGTTCAAACATTGTGGCCGCTGGCAATGTTAGCGACGAAGCCGAACTGGAAAACTTATGCCAGCTGGCCGAATCAAACTTGGATTACTATCTAAACAATGTGGGCCAAACTGCACAGTCTGAACATGACTACTGGCCAAATCAAAGTCGATACAATGCCAACAACAAATTGAATCCACATGTGGCTCGCAGCATGATCAGTATGGGTGTGGAGGAAGCCGTGATTAAGAAGTTCATTGACGAAGTATTATATCCAGAGCATAGACTATGACCCAGATGTTTTTCAATGATGATCAGATACGTCGATATCTACTGCAATTCACTCGCATGTTCAGCTTGTTTGAAGTCGAATACGGACGCAACGAACAAGGCACAAGTGATTTAATCCGTGTACCCATACGATATGGTGATGCCAGCAGACAAGCACAGACCATCTTGAATCAAAACTCAGCCAACAGTCTAAACGCCACACCAATGATGACATTTCACATCACTGGACTGACCTATGACCGAGAACGCATGCAAGAGCCGTACCATGTGAACAAGATGATGGTACGTCAACGCACATATGACGCAGGTACAGAAAGCTACGAAACCACACAAGGCAATGCATTTCAAATTGAAAGACTCATGCCTGTGCCTTACAAGCTGACCATAGACTTGGATATTTGGACATCAAATACCAATCAAAAAATGCAGTTGTTTGAACAGATTGCTACGCTGTTTAATCCTGCGCTAGAGATACAAGCTACAGACAACTACATTGATTGGACCAGTCTCACTGTGTGTAATCTTGACAATGTGCGGTGGAGCAGCAGAAGTATTCCTCAGGGTACTGAAAATCCCATTGACATCATGACCATGACTTTTAGCTTGCCCATCTGGATCAGTAGTCCGGCCAAGATCAAGAAATTGGGTGTGGTAGAACGTGTGATTGCCAGCATATTTGATGCACAAGGTGATGCCGTGAACGCTCTTACCGACAATGATTTGTTGTTGGGTACTAGAGTCAAAGTCACTCCCTGGGGATATCAAGTGTTGTTGTTGGATGGACAGCTACAAGTGTTACAACCTGCACAACCAGTGAATCCAGACCGTATCAGTTTGGATACATTTACTTTTCCTATAGTAGAAAATCCTCAAATAACTTGGCCCACTGTGATTGGTGCGTACGGTGTGTTACGCCCAGGAATCAGTTACATCACTTTGGATAATCCCTGGGCACCTGATTCAAGTATAATAGGCACAGTTGCTGTGAATCCTGCCGATGATCGATTGTTGATTATCAATATTGATCCAGACACCGCACCACAAAATACTTTAAGTCCTGTGGATGCTGTGGTTAACCCGTTGACTGCTGGGCCAGGGGATGGGTTAGATAGCAGTCTAACTGGACAACGATATTTGCTGAATGAAGGCACCGGTAATGCTGCCAATCCAAGCAATCCTATAGCCTGGGTTGGCGCTATTGGACAACCATTGATTGCCAATGCTAATGATATTATTGAATTTGATGGAACAAGGTGGGTAGTGGCGTTTCAAAGCCAAGGTACCGCAGGTCCGCAATATGTGACAAATTTAACCACTGGTATCCAATACTTCTGGGATGGAACTAAATGGGTCAAAAGCATTGATGGGTTGTATACCGGAGGCTCATGGAATCTGGTATTGTAAAAGCAGTAGGGGTTTGTTTCTACTGCGTGAGAACCCGCTGCTATCTGTATCTACTGCGTAATGATTCAAAATATCCAGACACTTGGGGGCTTGCTGGTGGCAAAGTAGAGCCTACTGAAACACTGATTTCAGCAGTGGAACGTGAATGTGCAGAAGAATTGGGCAGCATGCCCGATTACCAGCAGCTGATACCTATTGAAAAATTCACATCGTCTGATGGTGGGTTTGAATATCATACATTCTGGTGCAGAGTGGATCATGAGTTTATTCCTGAACTCAACTATGAACATGTGGGTTATGCTTGGATAAAGAGTGGGCGGTGGCCCAGACCATTGCATCCTGGACTGTGGAACACTGTGAACCTAGATGCTATCCAAAAGAAAATCACAAGTTTAGAAATTACCTGCGTCTAATCAAAGAAGAACATCTGCCACAATCGGCAGTTTTCGTTGTTGTATCCAAAGTAGTCTGTGGCTGAATGCAAGTATCCGGCATTGAAGATAATCAACCGATTGTATACATTGCCAAAGTTGTCAACTGGCTCAAATATAGTTCTATCTAGGTTCTGGCTGCCGGGTCTGAAACATTTTGTTATGTCCGGATGACTAAGATGACGCACATCTGTGCCTTTTAATGCATGGGTAGATGTGCCTGTTTGATAAGGTGCGTCGGGTGTTAGATACAGCATGCCTGCCCACCGTTGTGGATCGCAGTGATACACCAGGGGTTCACCTTCTTTGCATACTTGGAATCTACCATTCATTCCGTGTTCTTCCCACTTCTCAATCCGGCGATTCATGATGTATTCAAATTCTTCTTTCAACCCAGGAAACAAGAACTGTTGTCGAGTGCGATTGCCTATGTAATACTTTCCAATGCCACCTTGATCGTATTCTTGTTCCAATGCCATCTTCCTGATAGCATCAGGGTTTTGATAAAAGTTATCTACAATCCATACACCTGGTCTGGGTTGTGAGTTAATCAAAGTAGAACTGGTTCGAGAAATATGCACAGCAGGTGCTGACTTTGTTTCTACCCATGGGGACTTAGGAAAACCACAGATCTTTAAGTTGTGATTGATAGCATCTATATAAATCTGATGCATGGCAAAGTTGTCTTTCAGATGTACCATGATCTGACGACTTTGTTCGGTGAGTCCCACATGCCAGCTTGCCACACCTTTCTGGAACAGCAATCCACAATAGCCCGGATACTGATCAGTGATCACCGGAGTGAGATCAAAGTTACCATAGGTCAATCCCAACACTGCTGTGGTATAACTCTCCTGCCATTCTTTTCGTTTTTCGTATAATCTACTCAACAAGAAATATGCTTCAGGACGATCTGAAAGCAATGCAATGGCTTTGAGCAGCAGTCCTTTTTCAGTGTCGTCTCGAGTTTTTTGTTTTTCCAAACAGATACAGCATCGCATGAGTGCTTCGTATTGTTGTTGATCAGTGGTGCTGCGTTCTGCGGTGCGTAGATAAAAACTCACTGCTGCACCGGTCTGTCCTATGTTTTCATATTCTTGACCTAGCAAGAAGTTGATAGTAGGATCTTCAGAGTTTTCAATATACTGATGTAGATATTTCATGTTATTTTACAAAGTTTATGACTTTTTCTTTAGGATCTGTAGCATTTTCACAAGAGTTGCACAGCGTGAAGCAAGTTTGATCTCGAGGAATCACATCTTCATATGACTGTTCATGCAAGTTTCCAATGATATGATCTAGGCCATAATCCATACAGCACAGACTCACATCTCCGTTGGGCAGCAACACATTGTGATACAATCCTTCTACGCATCCACAGGTCTTTGGTCCTTCGTGTGTGATTGCGTTCCAACGATCACGTAGTGTGATCAGTTGTGGTTTGGCCACTGCTTCACGGAACAAGTTGCCGGCTCTGCTCCACATGGCATAACTAGGTGCTGAATCAAAAATGTGTCGGATACTGGGATGTAGTTCGGCACCCATACTCATTTTAGAAAAGTTCTTTATTCTGTGATGATTGTCTCGGAACCATTCCAGAGTTTTGATATAACCCGGAGTGATGGGATGACGTGCCAACATCTCTGCGTCGGGCAAGTGCAATACGAAACCGCCGTTAGGGTTGCCGGCAAATGGTATATGTACTATGGCTTCCATATCTTCAATGCTCACACCCACACCTGTGGTAAAAATGCTCACAGGATGCCCTTGATCATGTGCATACAGAACCATGTCTGTGCAGTATTTGTTCATCCACGGCTCTGTAAATCCAGCAAAAGTGATACGCACATCTGTAGGCACCTTGTCGATCATGCTCTTGTAGTCATCCAACGCCAAGATCCTGGTGCCTTTGTATACTTCTTCCAGGGTGCGTTGTGGGCAGAACACACAATCAACCACACATCCTTTTTCAGGAATGATAGTTGTGATTTCAAGTGTGGGCGCGGGGTAGTGCTGCCATTTTTTCTTGTCTCGTGGTGCTATCTGATTATCGATGTACAACATAAAAGCAGAGTAATGATCAACAAACCAGTCATCAAACACAGACCATTTGATGTCCACATAGTCAATACTCAGTGCATGGAAGTTTGTAAATTCACGCAAGTAAGTGTCTCTGAATTTACGGAATTTTTCTTTTTGCTCCGGAGTGGCTAGATGTATCTCCATAGCTATCTTACGCACATTGTTGTGTATCCATTCACGATTTTCATCTGTGAAGAAGTCATATTCACCGCCTTCACAATCCATCTTGAGGAAGTCTATGTGTGTGAGTTTCTGTTGTTGTACCAGTGTGCTAAACTTGATAGTCTCTAACACGATACCATCAGTGCCGTCGCTGTGTGACACTTTGTTTTCATCATACAGTCCTGCTAGATAGTTCAATCCGTCTGAATGCCCTAGGGCACGGTTTATAGTGGTAACATCTAGTCCGGTATAGCTGACATTTTTTACCAAAGTAGGGTAGAGTTTTTTGTGTGGTTCGAGACAGATAACTTTGCTGGGTTGCTTTGTTACTATGCTCCATGTAAATGGGCCAGCACTGGCACCAATATCTACAACCACATCTCCGGGTTTTACTTCAAAGAACCGTTGATATGTATTATCCACAAATATCTCTTGCATAATAGTTCTATGGAACCATTTGTTGTTAGCTGCCACTCCCCAGTCAAACTCGTGTTCAACACCATCCAGTGTGGTCATAGTAGGAACTCGAGGAATACTGTTAGCCTCAGCCATAAATTGATCCACACATGCTCGTGGCATCTTTAATATGAATGCAGCGTTGTCTTGGAATCCAAATGTCAGCAGTAATTCGTTGTTGTACCAAGCAGCACCGGTACAGAATTCAATGTCTGCTTTCATGAAACTGAATGCATCCGTGTAGGCCAACATGTTCCAATTCTTATCCCACATTAGGAATCTATGTTTGTAGGTAGCGTCTTTTTCGCCAGCTTCGCTCTTGAACAAATTGACTTCGTGTATCAAGGCTATATAGTTGTCGCCGTAAGGTATCACTTGGCTACCTCCACGGAAATCTGGAACACCGGGTATGATTTGAGTTGGATCAAGATGTATAATGGTGGTAGTGCCGGTGTCAAGATCGTAACGAACCACTTCTGTAGGATTGGCCCATTTTACATAAGTGTAGGGTTGATCCAGCACAGGCATCCAGTTTTTTTCGCAGTAGGTATCATCAGCACCCGGAGCAGGGATGCGTTTACGCAGGATCTCTCGCACACCAGTATCGGTTATTGAAATCTCACTGAGTTCCATGCGTCCTTGACCGTTTGTGGTAGTATCTCTACGCACGCCGGTGATCCAAAGTCTACCATTCCAGCGTTGGATCCTGGCATCTTCTAGGCCCACAAATGTCCAGATTGGGTCTACATCATGAGCGGATGTGTCTATAGCCTGTGTGGTAGCTATGGTCATATCCGAATTCATCGTGAGCAAGTAATTCCAAGTTCGGAGATGGTGATCGTTTTCTGGGTGCAAATATTGCAAGGGGCCGTATCTGTGTTCAAATTTTTTGTTTTCACTGTGCCAAAGTGTGTAGTTCACATGACGCAGATTTACTAGGATTCGATCGCCGTCGATGAAGATGCTGGGATTCATTAACCCAGTTCCGTTGGTAAGTTCTGCGGGTATTATCAACGGATGTATAGTGCCGCCTGCTGCGATCACAGGTTTGGTCAGACCATTTTGATAGATTTGTTGGCTTAATGTCATACTAACATTTATGCCGTGCCACGGCAGACCAAATTATAATCTGCCCACCACCACTTCAATCACGCCAATACCGTTGCCTGTGTAGCTTTGCAAGGCTTTACCAATTATCACACCTGGTTGATAGAGCGCCATATCCAAAGCTTCTGCCACACCTGCTCGATTGCTTGTAACAACTCGATCACCTGCAGAGATGTTGCCAATCACGCTTACAGGAACACGGCCTACCAATGCCAATTCTATAGTAAACTCTCCTTGTAGTCCAGAATTCATAACGTGTGCAGGTATAGTAGATACCACACCTGCTACTTTATTATCATGGCTTGTGGTGCTTATAGTGACTTCTTGATTGCCACCAAATACCAACACTGTTCCTGGATTGTATGGTGAATCAGCTGCATACATTTCAGCCAAGTCAGCATATAGTGCGTTGGTGGAGGTAGTAGTTAGTCGTCCTGTGGCTGCGTTAAAAGACAAGGCGGTTGTGTTTGCCGACGGAGTTTGATTGCTACCAGTAGCAGCCACCATCACAGGATAAAATGTTCCAGTTGTAACATTGGTGGCATTTATAGCAGTGCTTGGGCCTGTTGCGCCTTGTGCTCCTGTGCCGCCACCTGCGCCTGTTGCGCCTTGTGCTCCTGTGCCGCCACCTGCGCCTGTTATGCCTTGTGCTCCGGTTGTGCCTTGGGTACCTACAGCACCTTGTGCGCCTGTTATGCCTTGACGACCTTGCACGCCTTGTGTTCCGGTTATGCCTTGTGCTCCTGTGCCGCCACCTGCGCCTGTTGCGCCTTGTGCACCAGTTGCGCCTTGTGCACCAGTTGTACCTTGGGTGCCCACAGCGCCTTGGGTACCTACAGCACCTTGTGTTCCGGTAATACCTTGTGCTCCAGTAATACCCTGGGTACCTGTTGTACCTTGAGCACCAGATCCTGCTACGGCCACACCGTTAGCATAGGTATATCCAGCTGCTCTGACATTACCGGTAACGCTTATGTTGGCACCGGTGTTCACATTGCCTGTTCCATTTGGTGTGAATACAATATTAGCATTGCCGGCATTAGTGCTGATAGTCATTGTGGCACCGGTGACCACTGTGGTGTTTACATTGCCGGCAGTAACATTACCAGTCACACTTACTAATCCACCAGTGAAACTGGCAGTGTTTACTATCGTAGTAAACTGGCCATTGTTGGCTGTTATATTGCCTGTGACACTTACCAATGTACCTGTGTGACTTGCTGCACTCACTATGGTGGTGAATACACCGTTACCACCTTGGACATTGCCGGTAGCTGATATGTTGCCCGATGCAGCTACACCAGCGGCAATCACATTGCCTGTAGCACTGATCAATCCAGTGACATATTCACCTGTGGTAGCAAACACAGCCACATTGCTGGTTCCGCCAATGCCCACAGCAATATTACCTCCCGAACTGACCACTGTGATATTACTTGTGCCGTTGTTGATGTTGCTGACAGAAGTGATTATACCTGTGAGCAATGCTCCGTTACCAAAGTAATAACCAGCACTGATGTTACCAGTGGTGGAAAGATTGCCCGCACCAAGTGTGGCTCCAGCAGCAGTGATATTGCCTGTTACACTTACCAATGTACCTGTGTGACTTGCCACGTTCACAATGTTAGTAAACATGCCATTGTTAGCAGTGACATTACCCGATGCACTGACCGTAGTTGCTGCTACAGCACCAACAAAGAAGCCAGCTTGAACATTACCAGTTGTGCTAATATTGCCTGATCCAAATGTGCCGCCGGTTGCTGAGATGTTACCTGTGACACTTAATGATGTACCTGTGGCAGCACCAATGTTGGGTGTGGTTAGATTAGCACTGGCCTTGACGATTATATTACCACCTGCATCAAATGCAGTGGTGGTGCTGTCAACCTTGGTGCTGAATACAGTTCCTACCAAAGTCAGACCAGCAGCGGTATTGGCTGTGTAAACTTGGCTGCTGCTGAACTGAGCAAAAGTGATGTTGCTGGTACCAAATGTGATTGTTCCTGCAGGGGCATTTACGATGAACGCAGCACCGGCATTGACATTACCATTGGATACAAAGAAGTAGTCGTTGATACTAATTGATACTGTGCTGTTTGCTCCGTATTCATCAGCATCTGTGGAGCGAACGATAGCGGTGGTGTTGGCATAGGTATAGATACCGTTTTGAACAGCATTGGCTTGATTTTGAACCAATACTCGTCTACCCACAGTCTGGATGTTGGCAGTATCGATGAGATTGTATGTGCCTGTTGTGGTAAGTGTGGCACCTACGCCGTTACCTGCGCCGTTGGGTTGTGTATAAGTTATGTTACCACTGGTAGCTACCTCCAGTGTGGTCACTGTGGCTGCATAAACTTGTTCGTGGAAGGTAATACCGGTTGTGGCAATGTTATCAACATACTCTTTGGTTGCTGCATCTGCATTCTGTGCAGGACTGGCAAGATTGTTGATGTATGTGTTGGCACTCAAAACTACATTTCCGCCAACAGCGTTTAGATTTAGATTGCCGGTGCTGGAAAGTGCAAGAGCAGTGCCTACAACTCTATTGGTGTTGACATTGCCAGCAGTGGCATTGCCTGTGACTGATACGATGGTTCCAGTAAAGCTGGCTGTATTTACAATCGTGGTAAACATGCCATTATTAGCAGTGACATTGCCTGTAACTGATACAAGTCCGCCAGTGAAGCTGGCTGCGTTGCTGATCGTGGTTGCTAAAACATTATTAGCTGTGACATTGCCTGTGACACTTACTAATCCGCCAGTGAAGCTGGCTGTGTTTACAATTGTGGTAAACATGCCGTTGTTGGCGGTGACATTGCTTGTTACGGACAATGTGTTGGTTGCTGCATTGAATACAAATCCGCCGGTAGTGACATTGGCCACTTGCCCGCTGCCAGCAGCACCAACCATCACAGGATACAGTGTGGTGGTACTGGTATTATCAGTGGCGTTTATGATATTACCAGGGCCAACAATACCTTGTATACCTTGGGTGCCTATTTCACCTTGGATACCTTGTGTGCCTATTTCACCTTGGATGCCTTGGGTGCCTATTTCGCCTTGGATACCTTGGGTGCCTATTTCTCCTTGTATGCCTTGTGCTCCAATTTCACCTTGGATACCTTGTGTACCTGTTTCACCTTGGATACCTTGGGTGCCTATTTCTCCTTGAACGCCTTGTGCTCCAATTTCACCTTGGATACCTTGTGTACCTGTTTCACCTTGGATACCTTGGGTGCCTATTTCTCCTTGAACGCCTTGTGTACCAATTTCGCCTTGTATGCCTTGTGTACCTATTTCGCCTTGTATGCCTTGGGTGCCTATTTCACCTTGGATGCCTTGTGTACCTGTTTCACCTTGTATGCCCGTTGTACCTTGAACGCCTTGCATACCTTGAACACCTTGAGTGCCCAGTATACCCTGGATGCCCTGAGTACCTTGTACTCCCTGAGACCCAATGACTCCTTGCCCACCAATTCCACCTTGAACTCCTTGTGTGCCTTGTGTACCTGTTGTGCCTTGTGTGCCTATTTCACCTTGTATGCCTTGGGCGCCTATTTCACCTTGGATACCTTGTGTGCCTATTTCGCCTTGGATACCTTGTGTACCTATTTCGCCTTGGATACCTTGTGTGCCTATTTCACCTTGTATGCCTTGTGTACCTATTTCGCCTTGGATACCTTGGGTGCCTATTTCACCTTGGATACCTTGGGCGCCTATTTCGCCTTGGATACCTTGTGTGCCTATTTCACCTTGTATGCCTTGGGCGCCTATTTCGCCTTGGATACCTTGTGCTCCAATTTCACCCTGAACACCTTGTGCTCCAATTTCACCTTGGATACCTTGGGCGCCTATTTCGCCTTGGATACCTTGTGCTCCAATTTCACCCTGGATGCCTTGTGTACCTATTTCACCTTGGATGCCTTGTGTTCCTTGGATGCCTTGTGCTCCAATTTCACCCTGAACACCTTGTGCTCCAATTTCACCCTGAACACCTTGTGCTCCAATTTCTCCCTGTACACCTTGTGTGCCTTGAACTCCTTGTGTGCCTTGAACTCCTTGTGTGCCTTGGATACCTTGTGCTCCTGCAGGTCCTTCAACGCCTGAAAGATTTACTTGCCAACTAGAATACGGGCCCGGGCCACCAACTGATACAGTAACATCTACAACCAATGCACCGGTGCCCGCATCGTAAGACACAGTGTTGCCTTGCATATAGTTGGATCCATCATATGCAATAATTGTATTTTGTCCAGCACTGTAATTTAACCCTGTGCTAACAGTTAGACTCTTGGTTGCATTGCTGATTGTCAGACTGGTGCTACTAGTTGTTTCGTATCGATCTCCAAGTCCTTGTAACCCTTGTATGCCTTGGACTCCTTGTACGCCTTGGACTCCTTGTGTGCCAATAGCACCTTGAACACCTTGAACTCCCTGTGCTCCAAGGACGCCTTGAATGCCTTGTGTACCAATTTCACCTTGAACGCCTTGTGTGCCTATTTCGCCCTGGACGCCCTGAACTCCTTGCGTACCAATTTCACCTTGGATGCCTTGGGTACCTGTTTCACCTTGGACGCCTTGTGTGCCTATTTCGCCCTGGATGCCTTGTGTGCCTATTTCACCCTGGACGCCTTGTGTGCCTATTTCGCCTTGGATACCTTGCGTACCTGTTTCACCTTGGCTACCTTGTGTACCTGTTTCACCTTGAACTCCTTGAGTGCCTTGTGTACCTGTTTCACCCTGGATGCCTTGTGTACCTTGTGTGCCCTGAACTCCTTGGATGCCTTGTGTACCTGTTGTTCCTTGAACGCCTTGGATACCTTGTGTACCTGTTGTTCCTTGAACGCCTTGGATGCCTTGTGTACCTGTTGTTCCTTGAACGCCTTGGATGCCTTGTGTACCTGTTGTTCCTTGAACGCCTTGAACGCCTTGTGTGCCATAGATACCCTGAGCACCTGTAACTCCTTGGATGCCTTGTGTACCTGTTGTTCCTTGAACACCTTGAACGCCTTGTGTACCATAGATGCCCTGAGCACCTGTAACTCCTTGGATACCTTGTGTGCCCTGTACCCCTTGGATACCTTGTACACCTGGTGGGGTATCGGTGAGTTGACTACCGTTACCAATAAAATAACTAGCAGTAATATTTCCTGTGGCTGTGGCACTGGATACTAATAAAGTGGTACCCGACACAGTAGCACCGCTGACTACATTACCAGCAGATGACACAATGCCAGTAGAATTGATATTGTTAGCCGAGACATTACCAGAAACAAAAATATCAGTTATGTTTAGTCCGCCGGTGCCCACATAGATTGAATTAAACCGTTGACTTGGACTACCTAGATTATATACATTATCCAAGCCGGGAACCACTGCGGCGTTGGCTTGTATTTTGCCAATTCCGTTGGGTGCTAGTATCAGATTACCATTGCTGTTTATGGTTTGAATAGTGTTGTTGGCAATGGCCACATTACTCAACACTGGACCAGCTGCAAAAATCTGATCAAAGTTTAAATTGGTATAGTCAAACGCGGTACGTAACGGATCACCTTGTCCGTCATCTGGTGTCGCGCCGATGTCAATGGTGTATTGTGTCATTTGTAGAGTCTCTGATTGTATTTACCAGACTCTTATCAAAGTCGTTTCGAGCCTATAGCCCGTGGTTGGAGTCCAGCCGATGACAGAACAGTTTGATGTCTATGTGATCAAAATTTCCAATATTTTTAAACTCTTTGACTTCGGCGCTAGTGGGTCCGCAAACACGGATAAATTGAGTTTTAGAAAAATCTTGAGCTACAGAGACCAATTGTCGTATCCAATTTCCTGTGTATGTGGGTGCTGCATCTGGACTTTTGTAAAATTCGGTACCAGCATACACATTGTTGAATCTCATAGCCGGGCTAGGTCCCATGTCATACCCCAACAGATAAATGCGATCGTGCCCGTCTAAAGCAGCAATAGCGCAGGCTATGGGTCCAGAACTGTTGCCGTGATATTTTCTAGGAACAACTTGGGCTCCCATATCAGGCAAGGGTCTGCGGGTGTAAAATCTGTGTTTTTTGCTGTATCCTGAGCGTTGTATAGCTTCAGCAATAGGACGATCTGTGGCCACCAAGCAGTCAGGTTGCCAGTCTCTGTACAGCCCATTGCAGCCGTAGATGGGTCCCAGTTGCTGAAGTTGCACTAGATCTACGCCGACTCGGCTTTGTCCATTGCCCAATACAAATGCTATGGTCATAAAAAATCCTCTCAGTATGTATCTGAGAGGATTCAGGGTTGCTAAACTTTAAGAAGTGGCGTTGTTGATAACTGCCAGCGGAATAAATCCTGCTGGTGCTCCGTTAACTGTTTCTGTAGCAGTTTCTGTTTCTGATCCACTCTGTGCAACACCGCCTTCGTCTGTGAAGAAGTTGGCAATATAGAAAAGTTCATCAGTGTAAGAGACTTCACCCAGGTTGGCATCGCTGTAGTCACCGGCAGTTCCTACCCAGTCACGCACTCGCTTGTTGGTAAGATTGCTGGCTGTGGCTGCTGCACTGTCGCCTGATTCGTAGCCGATGGCCATGAGACCTGTTGCTGGTGAAGTATCATTGGTCAACACACACACGCCAACTGGGTATGCAGTACCGTTGCCGCCACCATCTGCTGCTGTGGCTGTGAAAATATCACCTGCTGCAACTGTACCTGTTCCGGTGCCCACTGATTGCCAGTTGGTTGTGCCAAGAGCAACAATCTGATATGACTGCCCAACAATGAAAGCGCCATCAGCAGTGGTATCACCTGTGTATACCACTAGATATTTGTGGCTGCCTTTTTGGCGTATAATCTGGCCTGCGTATGATCCGGAAAAGGCAAAGGTAGATGAACCATTGGCCAGTGTGATATTCACAAATGCTGTGACCACAGGGTATGTGGCACTGGGCTGGCTGGTAGGAGGCGATCCACCTACCACACCCAAGAACTGGGCCGAGTCCAGCGTCTGTGTGGGCTGATTGTATGCTGGATTGGTAAGTGCGCTGAATGGTGGATAAGCAAGATCCACAGGGGTGTTTGCGCCAGGGCTACCAACGCCAGTGTTTAAACTGAATTTTTGTATTTTTAGAGGACGTCCCATTTGTTTTCTCCTTAAAGAAGTCCGATGAAGGTTCTAGCTTCTACGCGGCGGGTTAAACCGCATAAGACGCAGTATTGCGTACATGACTTATTTATGGCGAACACTTATTTTGGGTCTCACACCTAGTGTTCTTAAATATCTATATGAACACTGAACAACTACTGGCGCAAGGCAACCAACATCGCGCTGATCACCAACCCGACCAAGCATTGAACTGCTATGCACAAATATTTGGGCAGGACTTCAATCACGGTGCTGCTTTCAACAACTACGGCAATGTGCTGAGAGAAATGGGCTATCCTGAGCGTGCCATTCCATTCTTACATGCTGCACATGAGATTGATCCCGCCAACGTCACTGCCGAATTCAATCTAGCTGTGGCTTACTTGCTCAAAGGTGACTTCGAACGTGGATGGCCTTACTATGAAGCACGGTGGCGTTATGAACACATGGCTGGTGTCAAACCAAAATTGTCGCAACCAGAATGGACCGGACAAGACCTCAAAGATAAAATCATACTGTTAATAGGCGAGCAAGGACTTGGTGATCAGATTCAGTTTTTAAGATTTTCAGCCAATTTAATTAGTACTGGAGCCAAAATAAAACTAGTTCTCAGTGCAGGTGTTAAAGCATTGTTTCCTACTGTGTCCGACAGTATTGTTGGCATTTACGAATCTGGTGAAGACCTTGGCGAATTTGATTACTGGATTCCAATGATGAGCATACCACGAGTGATAGGATTAAAACTAGACAATCTAGCACATCAATTACAATATGTTGCTGCTAGTCCTGCCAAAGCAAAAGAGTGGGCTGACAGATTAGGTCATAAAACTCGCATGAGAATTGGTGTATGTTGGGCAGGAAGAAAAGATTCATGGATACACAATCACAAGGCCATGCCTGTGGAAAAGATGGCCGAATTGATCCGTCGTAATCCTGAACATCAATGGATCAATTTGACTGTTGATTCCACTGAAGAAGAATCAGCTGTGATTACAGCCGCCGGTGGTGAATGTTTTCCAGGCACTATCACTAATTTTGCAGACACAGCAGGACTTATGCATCACTTGGATCTTGTGATCTCAGTTGATACTGCTAATGCACACTTAGCAGGAGCAATGGGTCGTCCTGTTTGGATTCCGTTGAATGCGTATGGTAACTGCTGGCGTTGGTTGCTCAAGCGTGATGATTCGCCTTGGTATCCTAGTGCCAGACTATATCGTCAACCAGTGATGGGCGACTGGGATAGTGTGATCAACAAGATGCACAAATTCTTAGGATTTTTTAAAATTTAATCTTGCAGTTAGAATTTTATTAACTTCGATCGACATTTTTTTATGCCAATCAGTGTTCATCAACACTTGTAAGTTATGTTCTACTATGGGTTGTATTTGTTCTAGCACCCAACTTTGATCCATTGCAGCTAGTGCTTGCATCTGTTCAAATGCCATTCTCCACCGGCGTACATCATCTACTTCTAAATCGTAACTTTCGTTTATGATATGACCAAAAGTTCTAAAACCTGATTCTCTAAGGTAATGTAGATACTTGTAGCTTGACAATACTATAAACAATCGTCTGCAGACCATGATTCTGGCTATTTTTTCAGTAAAAAATATGTAGTTGTGCTGAGCATTAGTTTCAGTAACTACCGAGTAAGCAGTTTGTTGGTACACACTGACCGGTGGTATTAGTCCTGTTCGAGTAACAATATCGTGAAATTTACATGGAATTGCAAAATGTGTTATTGGTACAGGCACAATCATGTCAGGCTCTAATATTTCTCTTGGTCTAGTGGTTTTACCGCCATAGTAAGACATAATAGTTTGAGGTGACAACACTGAATCTTCTTCAATCCAATCATGCAGTAAAGTTCTATAAGGTCTTTCACCTCCTAACAACGCATCAAACAACTGAGGTTTAGGTGTGGTAAGATCAAGTGTATTGATATAATTTTGCATGGTTGGATGCTGGTATACATCTACAGCATCTTGCAGCCAATGTTGCCAAGTTAGCCACGGATAGTGTAGCATTCCAAAAGTATGTTGTCCTGGAGTGACAATCAATAAGTTTGAAAAAGTAGATACCCAATTTAATATTCTACCAATAGTAAAAAGTTCGTCAACAAACCATACACATTGTATAGGTTTAGATGTAAGTGTTTTTATTTGAATGTTCCACGTAATTTCTTTTATTTTTTCTGCACGATTGCTATCAGTGGGTTGTATTAACAACACCACATGTGATTGATCATTGTCAATATTAGTCAGTAATTGATCAAAGTTGCTGCAAAATACCGCTTGTGCAAATTGTTCTTTTATTATGTTTATAATTTCGCTGGATTGACCATCATTAGGGTCAGCGTATAACCAATAATTTGTTGTCATGGTGATAACAAGTTTTCTAGTTTTAAAACAGCCATTTCTGTAACTTTTTGTATAGCTGCTGGATTGTTGAACCAAGCGACATTGTGTTTGACCATTTCTATATTCTTTTGATATAGGTCTGCGATATCATCTCGCTGCATAAGTTTGACTATGAGATCAGCTTTGTGTTCGTGTGTGCCCACTTGATCGTATTCGTCCCAAATTGCAAATCCAAGATCTTTAAGTGTTTGCGTGGCTTGTTCTGGTCCGTAATTAACAACCAAACATCCGCTGCGATATGCTTTCCAAGTTTTTTCACTCAGCAACACTTGATCATTATCACTGGTTTCTCCATTGATATTCACACAAGCTGCAAACGCCGGATGATTGTTTTGTTCCATCTTTGGAGGATATCCGCTGGTGCCAACATAATCAAAAAATTCTGGTCGGTTGGTCCAAGGCAATTCATCCCACCAGCCTGCTGGTAACCGATCTTTGAAGTTGCCAATCTGATTTACAATTATCACATCCTGATCAGTCACATAGGGTTTTATGTCGTGTAACAATTTTACTCGGTGATATCTAGAACTGCCAGATAAGAAACTTATTCTATGCTTTTTTAGTTTATTTGCTTGATGATTGTGTTCTACCAGTTGGAAGAACCACCAGCTGGGCCAGGGTGCTAAATTAGGTTGATCACTAAGGATTGGACGTATATCGGGATGAAATATGAAAAAATCTTTAACATCTAGATGTTTACATAATTCTTGATGTATTAGATTGGCATTGCAAGGATTGCCATCAAGACATAACACAGGAAGTCTTCCTGTTTGTCGTGCAGCACTGGTTATCAGTTCAACTGCGTATTCTGGACCTTGATGTAATCGCAAATGACCATCATAAAAAAATATCAATTGGTTTGACAATTTTTCTAACCCAAAATATTCAAATTGGGCTCGATGGCTTACCGCAGTATTCCAGTGATTTTTATCTCCGGGAGTCACTCCCCAGTAGTGTTCAAACATATCCAGTAATTATAACAGGATGTGTTGGGTGTGTCAATTATTACAGCCCAAATCGTGCTCGGTCGGCGTTCCAGTTTTGCGTGAGTCCAGTGCCAATTGTTAGTGCCATGTGTGATCCTTAGTCGGTGCTATAAGCAAACTCACCAGTAGATGAATTATAATAAACTGCTTTGAATCCGCCGCCGACTAAGTTTGCTGTGCTATCACCACGCACAGGTTTCACAGTAAATGTGTTGGCTGTGGTGTTTCTTAGATTGCTACCAGTAGCATTGAATACGATTGAATTATCGCCCTGCAGATTGTTGCCAGCGTTAGCACCAATGGCAATTGAACTATTTCCAAGATAGTAAATACCTGCATTGACTCCAATTGCAACCGAATTGTACCCTTGTAAGAGATATGCGGCAGAGTTACCAATTGCTACTGCATTATTACCTTGGGTATTATAAGCAGCACTGACTCCAACTGCAACCGAATTGATACCTTGACTTGACGCACCAGCTTGAGACCCAATTGATACAGCATTGGATAATTGATTCTCAAATCCAGCATTGGGACCAATGGCCACAGAGTATTCACCTTGACTGCTGTTGGCAGAAAATTTACCAATTGCCACAGCATAATTGCCCTGAGACCTGCCAGCATTCAATCCAATTGCTACAGCTTGTTCACCTTGAGTTTCGCCGGCACTTCTACCTATGGCCACTGAGTTGTTGCCTTGTGCCAAAAACGCGGCTTGATAGCCAATGGCCACTGCTGTGTTGCCCAGAGCAAGTGCGCCAGCACCTACACCAATAACCAAACTACCACCATTGGTGTCCCTGATTGTGGCACTGTAGGGCAGAACTATGCCAACACCGTCATTGCGAAATGTCCAGGTGTAAGCGTTGGCAGTGAGTGATAGATTTTCTTGTGAAGATATTGATCCCGTGGTAATATTAACGCCATCTTCAATTGTGACAAAAGTAGAATCATCACTAGAGATGCTATTGATCACTAGATTGATCGCTGATAAATTGCCACCAGTGATGTTACCAGCAACACTTATGGTGTTGCCGTAAGTGATTTCTTTTGAGGTGGCATTGTAGAACATGACTTCAGCAATGTTGGCCACATCGTTACGGACCGGAGCCACTGTGAATGTGTTGGCTGTGGTTTGATTCAGCGTGTTACCGGTGGCATTTATGATGATTGAATTGTTGCCTTGGGCACTTTGGCCTGCAAGGCCACCGATGGCTATAGAGTTAAGCCCTTGAGCAACTTGCCCAGTATATAATCCAATCGCAATCGCTTGTGTTCCTTGATTTTCTTCACCTGCACTATGACCAATAGCCACTGCATCATCATTTTGATGGGCAACACCTCCGCCGGCATTTTGTCCAATTGCTACTGCCGTTGATCCTTGATTAGCCCCGGCATTCTCTCCTATAGCAACACTTTGATTACCTTGATCAGTTAACCCAGCACCATAACCAATTGCTACCGAACTTATACCTTGACCGGTATTACCAGCAGTTTTACCAAATGCCACTGCGTTGCCCACAGTGTCGTTTATCACTGCACCGTTTGGCAAGGTCAAGTTGCCACCGTTGTCAAATGTCCATCTATAATTTGTGGCTGAAAGATTTCCAGTTAATATCTGTGCATTGTTTTGGCTGACTGGCAAATTAAACGCTATTGCAGCAACAGGACCTATTCCTGGAATTTCGTCTAGAGACCATCCTATTGATGAGAATGCATTAGTATTTCCAGCAGATATTCTTAATCCGATATTACTAGTACCTGAATTTTGACTCATCCTAGTACCGCCTGCTCCGTCAGAGGTAATATGCATGCCTGTAGGAAATACTGTGTTACCAGTACCATTTGATACAGGATCAAACGTCCAAGTTGCTATTGGTCCAGTTTGATTGCTTGACGATGCTATAAGAACATTTCCAGAACCTATTAAATTTGTGAATACATTGGCACTGACCACATTGGCACCAATAATATTGCCCGGTATGGTTAGATTACCATCTGTGCCAAAGGTCCATTGTGCCGAGTTGCCCGCTGCATCATTGCTGTTGATAACAATATTGCCGGTGTTGGCCAATTGTATATATTTGTTGTCATCGCCGATAAACTGATTGTAGTATTGATTGTTGCCAGTGTCAAAATGTATATGAGTAGGTTCGTCGACAATATTGCCCCGCACTCGCAAGTACATATTGGCATTTGCGCTAGAACTGCTGGGTGCAAGATACAATCCACTGATGAGATTGCTTGTGCCCGTTCCTATCACTATCTCGCTACTGAAGGTCACATTGCCGGTGTTGGCAATTGATACAGGATTGCCGTTGGCATAGTTTACATCAAAAGTATTACCAGGCAATGTTAAATTACCATCAGAGTTAAAGGCCCAGGTATTACCATTGGCATTGATATTTACATTACCAGTGCCGTTGCCAGTTACGCTCAACGTGCTGTTGGCATGAGCAATAGTCATTGTATCGCCTGAGAACACAAAATTACCAATAGCAGCATTACCACCACCCGTAAATGGTGCTCCATTGCTGTAGAAATATCCATCAGTGCGGATACCTGGTGTGACTACATTGCCACTGGTATATGTAAAGTAATCACTGCCGGCAAAACCATTTGCACCATTGTTGTATTGAATGGATCCTGCAGCCCCCGAGGCATAGTTAATAGTTGATGTAACTTGATTGGTGGTGTTAAAATTCTGCTCTTCTAATGTGATATTTACATTAGCACCTTGGAATACCCCCGATTGTCCTGAAGTGATCAAACTGTTTATTGCTGCTTGGCCAGCAACATATACTGATGTGTTAGCGCCAGTGGCAGCAGCAGTGGTTGCATTGGCTAACACTGTTGTTCCGTCGGCAGCGGCTCGCAGAACAGTAGGATCGGTATCAGACGACTGATATGGTGATACGCCAGCACCGGGTGTTGTAATTATAGCCATGGTTTGAGTTCCCTTTGGTTGTATTTACCGGTGCAGGTGGAATAATTAACAGCCAACAAAAAAGCACCCGAAGGTGCTTTTTTGAGTTCTTTTTGAACAATCTCTGATTAGGAGAATGACAAATTGGATACGGCAATTTCGCCCACGTAGTCGCCAGCGTTACCAAAACTGCTCGCGGTGTTGGTCAATTCGATGAAGCCATAACGTGTCATGAACGATACGACTGGTTCGAATGTTGTTGGATCCAGTACAACACCTGAACTCATCAAGGGGATGTAAGGGCAGTAGAATGCAGGAGCGTCAGCTTCTGAACTACCTTTGTAACCAACCAACACAGGAGTGGTATCGCTGGCATAACTGTCAACGAACACACGCATTGCGCCGTTCAGTGTACCAACAAACTTGGTGTTGGTAGGTGCTTCAAATGTACCTTCTGTAGTACGAGCAAATGCGCTTGTGGTTGCACTTTGCAGCACGGTCAAACTAGCAGAACTTACAACAGCGTAGTTACCAGCGCCACGACGTGTACGTTGGGCGATCAAGTTAGCAACACGGTTGATCAACACTGCCAAAGCAGCGTGTTCGTCACCAACGAATGTAGCTGTACCACTTACGGTAGCTTGGTTGTATGTGTACTCAGTTGTGGCCAACGAGCGCAGGCTCAACAGGATCTCTTGGTCGATCTCAGCTGTGATCTCTTGTGCCAGAGCAGCCATGATTTCGGCTTCTACGTCGATACCATGCATTGCTTGTGCGTCTTGAGCAGCTTCAAATGTCCAACGAGCTTGCAACTTACGTGTCTTAGCTTCAACAGCTTGCTTCAAGATCTGAACGCTGATCTGACGACCACCGGAACCTTCAAGCACTGATGTGTTAGCACCAGTGTAGATGTTTTGTGTTGGATCAACAATACCAGCTGTTACGCTTGATGCTGAAGAGTATGCTTGAGCAATCAAGAATGGGCTCAATGCTTCTTGGCCAGCAGCGGTGCTTGTGGCAGCGGTGCTGTTGTCAGTCATTGTGTTGGCATAACGCACACGCAGGGTGTGGATCTGACCGACTGGACCAGTCATGGGCTGAACGCCTACCAATTCGTTAGCAATAACGGTTGGCATAACACGACGGATAACTGGCAGAATCACACGATTAAGTGTGGCAATGTTGCCTGAACCGGTGCTACCACCACTGGCATTCTCTTTCAAATACTTGCGTGTGTTCTCAAGGATCACGCTCATACTGGTACGCTTGTTGCCTTTTAGGCCTTCAAGAAGGGCTTCTTTGGTTTCATCCCAGCGGCCTTCTAATAGTTGTTGTGACATTTAAGTCTCCTTTAAATTAAAGCCCTGCCAAACGCTTGATTTCAATAACATTGCTGTTGTCAGCGTTATCGTCGTCTTGACGCAGTGCAGTTTTATTACCAGTTACTTCTGACACATGTTCTGAAATCACCTGGCGGGCTTTCACAGACTTGCCTTCAGCTAATACTGCTGGTAGATACTTTTCAAAAGCGTTCTTCAGACGGGGTGTCTGCACACTTTCGAGTAAATTACGCATTACTTCACGCTTGGCCTCGTTTAGAGGATTCAGCAGATCGTCCAGGGTGCTTTCACGCACATTGGATTCACGGATAATACGTATTTCACGTTCTTTGGACTCCACCAAGACTTTGGCCTTGCGTGTGAGTTTGATAGCTTCTGACAGTTGATGTTCTCTGGCAGCGATGATGTTTTGCAACTTGCGAACTTCGGCTTTCTCATTGAGATGAGTGGCACCAAATTCAGCAGCATACGCTTCAAAGATACGACGACCAAAATTGTTCTCGCGAGCAATTCGCACGTCTTCGTGTAACTGTGTAAGTTCAGCCTTGAGATGATGGCTAACAGCTTGACTCATTTTTTGGGCACTTTCTTTCACGAAACGTGCTTTGAGAGTTTCTAATTTGCCACGTGCTTCGCGCACTAAACGTACCTTGGTTTCCACCACGTCACGTTTGTCTGTTGCAAATTCTTGGATCTCACGAGCCAGGGCATGCACCATGAAGCTTTCTAGTTTTTCTAGTCCTTCATTGTGCTGCTTGCGGTCTTTACGCAGTTCGCTGATTTCTTCGGCCAATTTGCTCACCATAAAGTTATTAAACTTACCGGCGCTTTCTTTCATCTTGGTGTGGAACTTCACTCGATCTTCACGTAAGGCAGCTTTCTCTTGGGCAAACTCTGAGAGTTCACCGGCGAGACCATCTGTTACCATTTTGTCTAAGGCTTCAACCATCACTGTCTTGTCGTGCTCATAGCGTTGTGCGAACTCTTCACGTAGTTCGGCTCGAACCTGTTCACGTGCTTCTGTCAGTTTTGATTCCCAAGCTTCGTTGAGTTCTTGACTGACGTCTTCTGTGATCAGGCCGCTATCTAGCAATGGTTTGATTGCATCTAGCATGCTTTACTCCTTAATTTTGAGATCTTTGATAAGGCGTTTTACTTCCTCACGCAAATATCTCTGTACCTTGCTGTCCGTTCCAGCTTCCTTGGCAATCTCCATGACTTTATGACCATACTTCATATTACGAAGTCCTTCATAAATTGCACGGGGATACGCATGAGGCGCACTGGGCTGAGCAACAATATCCACAGTGACTATTTCAAAGTCACTGACATGTCCGTTGCCGTCGTTTACGTTTCCGGAACCACGGCTCGAAACTCCTAGTTTTACACCCGAATCCAACATAGTTTTAACCAATTGGCCCATGGGTGTGGGTAATATTCTCAACTTGCCATACCCTGCAGGACCATCCATCCACATCTTGTCGATGCAGTGACTCACACGGTCCAAGTTGATTTTCAAATCTTCAGGGTGATCTACTTCACCCAGCACTGAATAACCTTCGCGCAATTGTTCATTGATACTGTGAACTGCTCTACCAATTTCATCTACAGGGTATACACGTTGGTTAGCGTTCTTTACTCCGCCTTCAATACATATACCTTCCATGTACAATGTCTTTCCTGCGCCGTCAGGACCATCTTCAACCAAGACTTTGATCTTGGCTTGGTTGAAGTTTAGATGTTCCTGTAAGTATTTCATTGCTGATTACTTGCCGCCACGTGGAAAAGGTGTGCGGGTGTTTACACCGCTGGCTTGACCCAAATGTGGTTTTGGAGCTGGCTTGAGATTTTGTGTGCCTTGTGCTGGAGAATTACCAACTTTACCAATTAGGTCTTTGGTGGTGTTTTTGTAAGCAGCAGTGTCATGATGTCCACCTTCATTTTTGCCTGCACTAACAGGACGGCCTTCCATACCAGCTTGTCCACTGTTGAATGCAGTAATAGACTTGGTATTGGTTCCAGCTGGTTCAGAAGTCACTGGTTTTGGAGCAGCTTTGAGCGTGATGTTTTCCATCATGCCTTCTGTTTCAAATTCGTCGTCATCCATGCCCATGTCACTCATGCCGTCATCCATGCCACCCATGTCGTCACCCATGCCACCCATGCCACCCATGTCATCGCCGCCACCCATCATTTGCTCAAATTCAGCCATGAGTTCGTCTAACTTGTCAGCTAGATCCATCACATCGCCTTTTGTAGCAGCTTCATCGCCGCCCATTTCGTCATGATCTTGTTCCATATCATAAGTCAAATCTTCGCCGTCTTCTTCAGCTTCGTCGTCAAACTCTGCATCAGAGTCATCTTCACCTTCATGCATGCCAGACTCTTCTGTTTCAACGTCGTCAATCATGTCGCCAGATTGGCTTCCGCCCATCATGTCGTCACCTTCGTCAACATTGGTGTCAATTTCGGTGGGTTCCATGCCCATAGCGTTGTCTTCTTGCATGAGGTTTTCATAAATCTCGCGGCTTTTTGATACCACGATTTGATGGAAAAGCTCTTTGGCTTTGGCGTCTTCGTCGTTGATCACGTATTCAATCAACTGTTCGAAATGGTTTTTGCTCATTTAATAGGCTCCTGTAGGTATTTGTTAATCTTGCCACCTGGCAAAATCTATACCTATATTTACAATATAGGCAAAAAATACATGGTTTATGGGTGGTTTTCTGTCATTCTATGACAGAAAAATTACACCGGAGGAGCAGCAGGAGGTGCGTATTGTGTACGTATATCTTTGAGTTTTTCATTGTACTCAAAGGTTCTGGTGTCATTCATTTTTCGCAGTTTGTTTAACTGCATCAAGGTCAGCTTGGTCTTACGCAATTGCCCAAGCTGAGGCTGTGTGTTATCAGCAGCTACATCTTGATATGCACTGGGACTACGTTCGTAAAGCTCATTGAGTATCATGATATATTTATGCTCCAGGCGCTGCTGGAGCGGCCGGCGGTTGTGCTATTGGAGTAGCGCCAATTGTACCGCCTAGTGCTGCTGGCAAACCAGATTGGTCTGCAGGAGTGAGTCCAGTCATTTCTTGACCCATACTCACATCGCTTTCCAATCCAGCAGGTGTAATACCAACTGAACGTAAATCTTGACCTTGAGAAGTTTCCAACTCTGGCTGACTGCGTTCTTCTTTCCACATCTTGGAATTTTGTTGAATTTCGTCTTCAGTCAAACCTAAGAAACGCTCCAACAAGAAACGCTTGCTCATGTAAGGCAGTGCTTCTAGTGATGTAAATGCTGTGATACGTGTGGTATCCAGCTCTGCTTGACGGTAACTGGCAAAATTTTGTGGTGGATTGAACTTGATCTGAAACAGTCCAGCATCAATGTTAAACCCTCTCCAACGCATGAACATCTTGAATTCGTCATCTAATTTCTGCACAATCAAGGCTTGTAGTCGCTCGCAATATTGATTGAATCTATACTCTTGTATCAGTGCTGTGCCTACTTTTCCGTCAGTCAACGCACGGTCAGAGTCGTCTGGTCCAGTAGGCAAATAGCTTGATGGCACACGCAGACCACGAGCCATTTTGTTGTTAAAATACTTTAAATCGTCAATTTCACCAAGATTTTGACCACCTTGCAGCATCTCTACTGAACTGCCACGACCGTCTGCACCTACTGGAAAGAAGAAGTCTTCGTTGATGCTGAGTGGATTGTAACTGCTATCCATGATGTTTTGGCCGCCGCCACCATATGTGGGAATACGTCGTTGATGCATTTCATTTTTAACACGTTCCACAAATGCCATGGCCATGTGGCTGGGCATGTTTCCCACGTCAATCTTAAACATTCTACGCTCTGGCGCACGTTGCACCCGGTAGATCAACATGGCATCTTCCAACAGTTCTTTCTGTTTGAACACTTTAAAAATGTTTTCTAAGATTGATTTACCAAAAGGCCAGAATGTGTCCAAGCCTTCGTTCAAACTCATATGCACCACATGTTTGGCGTCAAGACATGTTTCGTTCACAGCACGATTAAATCTGCTTACACCACTCATTGCTGAACTGGGTGCTGTATATCCGCCGCCTTGCATACTGCCACCAATGCCACCTGCACCACCTGAACTTGGGTTGACCATAAAGTCTGTTGTGGTTTTAGCTGCCACTGTCAAGTTTTGAAAGTTAGGGTTGATGTCACGGATGATGTATTGTTCTGGGCGTTTGCCTTCGTTTTCGTTCACGATCACACGTACCACTTTGCTCATGTCCACCCAGTACATTTCAAATGTTTCTGGATCACGTACAAATATTTGATCTCCGTACTTGATTGTGTTGCGGAACAGTTTGAAGATACGTTGATCCAGCTTGTTCAGCTTGACCCACTGTTGCATCTGTTTGCGGATGATTTCAATTTCGTGATCTGTTGGATCGTCGTTGTAGGTTATGTCAAACGGTGTGTCGTTTTGTTCGTTCAGCTGTGTGGAGAATTCAGCAATAATATCCAAACATGCGTTTACTTCTGAATCAGCGTCCATGTTTTCGTATTGATTATAGCGTTCAATTCTGTTGGGATGTCCACTATACACTTCAGGTAATCTGCTGGCATAGTTTCTAAAACTAAAGTCATTGGTGTTGCCCGATCCTTGACGTCCATCGTTTTTAGGATAGCCCGGTAATCCTTGATCTCTTCCGCCTGCAATAGGACTCATTTGCCCAGATAAATCTGCGACTTTGAAATATTTTTTCCAACCAGTACCGTTGTTTGATTCTGCCATAGTGTGTTATTTATTGTTATGCACTGTATGCCGCACGTAAAGTTTTGTCCTGAATGCCCACACTTCTAGACAATAAATCTATCATTTCATCCAATTTTCCAGACATGGTATTATAAGCCATGACTTGTTCTCTATTGTATTGTTCTGCTGCCCCAACTGCATTGGATCTAGCAGTTTCATCTTCTCTGTTGATTGGTGGAGTATACACAGCATTGTTCAAAGACGGATTGTAATTGTTGTTGGGTCCGCCTAGATTACGCATCTCAGACAACAATGAAGTCATGCTCAATGCAGCCACTTGACCGGATGGTAATGCTGCTGTTTGACCACTGGTAGGAGTTCTCAATGACGGTGCCATTTCATTTAATCGATTTCTCATACGATTAAACTGATCAACTACAGAATCAACTGCACCACTTACTGCATTTCCAGCAGATTTGGCCGAATCTGCCAGTGCTGTTCCTGCCTGATTTAAACTTGGAATTCTTGTGGTGAGACCAGTTACTGTATCACCGAGCCATTTTTGCAGAGATTCAATGTCTTCTCTGAGATCTTTTCTAATTTTTTCTTTGACATCATCTGGAATAACTGGTGCCACTTTATTACGTGCAGCAAGAGTTTCAGTTCTTCCACGTTCGGTTTGTTCTTTTTCAGTTATGTAGGCCTGTGAACTTCCTGCTGGACGTGCGGTTCCTGATCCAGGTATGAGTTCAATTGCTGTCTTTATTGCTGTTGATGCTATGCTCATTGCATTAGTAACAGGAGTCATTCCTAATAGTATAAGATTTTGGAATCCGCGTGTGACATCTGTCTGTGCTTGCAGCATGGCATTGTAGGTGGCCAATGCACGTTCAGGTTTTTCTATTTGAGCTGTTTGTTCTTTGATAGTGCTAGTAAGATCTTTAGCAAAATCTCTACCAATCAATGTAGCACCTTCGGCAAGTTTTACACCTATGTTAGTACCACTTAGTGAAATAGATCTACCAAATGTGTCAACGTATGTTTCAAAGTTTTTGCCGGCTATAGTAAATGCTCCAGCAACATTCTGATTTGCTTCGTCGATGGTCTTAGGTACTCGAGTAACTGCTTCTTGAAATTCATTACCAAATGCAAATCTAACTTTGTTGCTGGCATCAGTTACTGCTCCGGCCAACATGTCTTGTACACCAGCAAAAACTTCTGGGCCTTGTGCCGCAGCAATTTTCAGTGCTGCTTCGTCTTGTTTTTGTGTAGCTTTAATCTCTGCTATACGTTGATCACGTGCTGCGCCTGCTTCCATGGCTTCAGCTTCTCTGAGTTCTTTTTGTAAACCAATTGCCCTAGCAGCATAACGATCATTGGCCATGGCCTGATCTATTGTTTTTTGCTGTTGCTCTACACTTTGACCTGTGAGTTTGGTCAACAGGTCTGCTTGTTTGATATAATCACTAGCAGCTTTGGCCTGCTGCTCTGTGCTCATAGTCAACAGTCTAGTAGATCCGCCGGCTTGTATAATTGATTTAGTGAAATTACCTAGACCTTTGTTTATACTTTCAGTAGTCTGTCCCAGTGCAAACAATTCAGTCTGCAATCCAGTTCGCTGTATACCTTCAGACATATTGGCAAATGTTTTGACACCTTGACCTACTGTGCCACCTAATTTGGCTAGACTGTCAGCGTTTTCTCTGATTAGTGCATTAAATTTTGGAAGGTCAGCAATGCCAAGCCCAAACTGCTGCATGGTGGTGAATACACCTTGCAGGCCGTCTTTGCCTGCTGCGCCCACACCAGAAATATCTTGATAGCTCTTGGCCAGCGCATCAGTTTGTTTGTTTACTTGTTGGATATAGTCGGTACCGACTCCGACTATTTTGCCTACAACATCACCAAATTTGCCAAGAGGTGTTATGAATTGTTGAAATACAGCGGTACTGCTGCCAATGACACCATTGTAGGCAGACATGCCTTGTGTGCCATTATTGAGGCTTCCAGCTAACCCTTCTAGGCTATCACCTAATGTAATAAGGGAGCGTTTAAGTTGTGTGTTGCCGCCACCGCCACCACCCCCGCCACCACCCCCGCC